ATTTGCAATGGTTTTGTTTTTTTTAAAACTACTGGTGGGTTAGTTATTTCTTTAACAGCTAACTGTTGTCCTTGTTCCTGTGATGGTTTGGGAGTGTAGGTTATTTGTTTTTGTTGTTGTCCGGTAGCCGGTAACGCTGATTCTTTTTTACCTCCAAGAATTTTACGCCCCAGTCCTGTAAGAATATTCTTAAGGGACATAGTCCCTCCTAGTACATTTTAGTAGGTTTGTTTCTACCTAGTTTACATTTCACTTTAACAGATGTTCCTGACTTGTAACCCATAGGTCTTTGCATCATGCCACCACCCATTTTTTTAGACATTTTTTCTTTAATTTTTTTTGCTACTTCTCCTGCTTTGATACCTAAACCCATAGGAGTTGTTTTTGCTAAATTTTTAATTCTTTCCATCATTTTTTTTCTTCTTCCTCGATCTCCTTCAAACAATCTTTCTTTTTTCATAGGAGCAGATTTATCTCCCAACATAGTTTGCATTCTTGCTACTTTACCAGGAGATGCTTCAGGAAAAGCTTTTTTAATTTTTTCTACTGGTACTGGTCCACCTGATTTATATTTCTTCATCATGCCTCCACCCATTTTCTTATCTTTATTTTTTTTCATTTTAGATTTTAAATATTGTACAGCACCAACGCCAGCTAAACCAACACCTAAAGCAATCTTACCTCTTGGGCCTAATGCTTTAGCTACATCTTTTGCTCTTGCAAGTTCCATTCTTCTTTTATTAAAATCAGCTGAAGATTCTCCAGGTTTAAAACCTTTTAATTTTCTCAATGCATCCATTGAAGTAGGCTTACCTGTTGCTTTGTTAATTAAACCTTTTTCAACATTTTTCATTTTTTCAGTCAAATCTTTACCAGCTAATCTACCTCTTTTTGCTTTCATAGCTTTACCTGGTTTTACTTTCTCATCTTGTAAACCCATGCCTCTGCCTTTTGCTTTTTCTGCTCTAAGCACAGCGAAATCTTTTTCATTAATTTTATTTGGTGGTGGAGCTTTAGCAGCAATTCTTGCTTGGCCACCTGTTAAATACATATTTGCTTTTGCTTTTTCTTTAGCTGCAGCACTTTCTCGAGTTTCTTTTTTTAATTGTTCTGGGCTCTTCATACTTCTTCGTGGCATAAATTCTCCTAATAATATTTATAATCCTTTTCAACCTTAAAGTTAGGTTCGTCCCAATCGTCTGAATACGTAGAAACAAATCCACCTTGTCGGTATCTTAACACAGCTTGGGTCATGGAATCAACATAGTCATCGTATTGTCCGTTAGGAAATGCAGCACATTCTTCAATAACCTCCTGTGCCCAGTGTTCGTCTAAAGGTGCAAATACCATACCTGACTCAAATACAGGAGAACATGAATTTATTCTTGTATGCTTGTCTCTACCTCTTGCAGGAACGTAATCAATAACTGGAATTCCTGCTCTACGTAATTCATGTATCAATGGTTGACCACTAG